GCAGCACCTTGAGACATAGTTCCACCAATATTGGCATCTTTTGTCCAATATCTACCCGTCTTATTATCTAACACAATATTTGGTTCCGTCCTTGGGAATATAGAGAACCTACCATCGCAATAAGTTACCTCGTAAGGGTAGGAACTTTCCGAACTTACAGAGGATACGGAACTGACGCTACTGGAACTCAGGCTGCTTGGGCTACTCTTACTACTGGTGCTACTGACACTACTAGGACTACTAACACTACTCAAACTACTTGAACTCAGGCTACTCAAACTACTAGAACTACTTATACTACTGATACTACTAGACGATAGACTACTAATACTGCTGATCGAGCTACTACTTAGGCTGCTCTGGGATGTGGAACTGCTTGTCTCCGTGCTCCAACTTTCGCTACTGCTTGTGCTAGTTGCACTACTGCTCTCGCTACTCTGGCTACTCTGGCTACTTACGCTACTGGAGCTTAAGCTACTAACGCTACTAGCACTGCTTGAACTGCTATAACTGCTTACGCTACTTAGACTACTGAAGGACGAACTACTAGAACTTAATGAACTCAATGAGCTGGAAGAGCTGTATTCCACAGGAGTTGGGCATACATCGCTCAACCTTATTATATCAGATATAATTTTTAAATTAAATCTTGTGCTATCATAATTTTCATTTTCTCTTGTCCTGGCTAATTCTCCAATTAAATCTAATTCGCTTGTTTCACCCATTTCTGGGACAAGGGCGTTGTTATCTAATCTAACATTAGTCTCATAATAAGTGTCCTCGCCCGTGCCGTGTTGTGTCCAAGAGCCATCGCATAGTAATGGGTTGTCTTTAAAAAATTTATTCTTTTTGCCAGATATTTTAAAAGAAAATCCATCGGGAATTTCACCAATTATGTATGGCTGAGTGTTAGAAATCTGGGGAGTAACAACAAATAAATCTATAGCAACATAATCCCTAAGAACCCAAGTAAATGAGTTAACAACATTTTTAGAATAAATGCTTTGGATTATTTTATGTTCGGTATATGACCAATAAATATTCATTTAAAACTCTGGTTTAAAAACAAACACTGCTGCACCAGCCTTATTTTGTATCTTGTATCCCCAAGGATGTGCCCAATCATAAGTAGTTAAACTTCCATAAGTCGGAACTGTAGTAATGTCTCCAAGCCAACCTGACTCTGTATCTCCAGATGGTATGGTTAACTCACTTACTTTAACATAAGGTCCTAGGTCATAGCCTAAACTCTCTAAGTCATATCTGCCCGACAATATTGTGCCAAATTGCATATAACAATCAATATCACCGTCCAGTATATAACCTGCCAATCTCTTTGCCCTAATCATTGTCTTGGAATAAATGTAGTAAAATGGAATGCCAGTATACGCAAAGCCATAACCCTGGATAGAACTATTATACACCCCACCTATATTTGTTGTTATTGTTGCTGCTGCCCAAGTTGCGTCATTTGTTACCCAGCCAATTGTTCTTGTTGCACTTTCAATATATGTTCCACAAGTAGTCCATTGTAATGTAGTAGTTGCTTTATAGCGTTGTATAAAACTATCTCCCCACATTGATATTGCCCAGTCATTTGAATAGGCAGCAGCATTAGTTATAATCGTATTTGTCGTAACATAATTCGTCCAAGTAGAAACAACACCGTCATTTGTAACCGACAAAACATTAGATGATAAACAAGTTTGAGTCTCAGTTAAATAGGTTGGATTAATCATCCAGTTTGTGCCACCCAGTAGATTGCTGTTTGCATCCCAGAAACTAGAGACGGTATATAGGGGTGGCGATTCGTAACTTGACTTATATCTTATGGTGTATCTTGGCTCATCTATTCCATAAACAGATTGGTCTTTTGTGTAGACAAAGTTATCAATGGTTTTGAAATAATTTTTGCCGTCGTAATATGCTCCACCGTGATAATGATAGAGGGTGTAAAAATTAACGGTTGGTTGCCATCCATAGGGCGTATAGAGTTCGTTGCAATAATGGGTAGTTATAACTTCTGTTGGATATTCCCAGTAATAGGTATAACTCCTAGGATAATAATATGACGGAGCAGGTGGATTTGTCACTGCCTTATAGTAATCATATTCATATTTGTAATAATTTGTTGTGCTATAATCCCATAAATATTTTGTGTCATAGCCCGTCAATGTTGGTGCCGTCTCTGAGTATAATCTCCAACCCGTATTGTAAGTAGGACTCCAACCGTGATTATATAGTTTAGAGTCATAATAGGTTGTGTCACCGACTACATTGGTTTCTTGACTATCCACAACCCAAGGTGTCATATAGTCAGACAACAGGTCACTTACGCCTGCCCAGATGTAGACTCTAGTGGCACTATAGGTAAAGTTTGTTTGATAACTACGATTATAAAAATCACTCGTGCCAGTATCCGTATGGTTAGATGTATTTAAAACGCCATCGTAAGGTCCAGCAATAGTATATGTCTGAGTAGTCCATAACCACCAGAAATTAGTTGTTAGGCTTGTTGTTGTAACATCGCTCCCCACTCTCCACCAAGTCGATGAGTAGTTGGTAGACCAGGTTGGATTGTATTCATATTTGTCATAATACTGGTTAACCCCAGATGTCCAATTGTTTGAACTAATTAATGTTAAAGCAGTAACATCAGTTGTAAAAGGAACCTTCGCCCAAACAATAACTCTATCGTGTTTAATCCAATTTGTTGTTAGAGTTGTTTTGTTATAATGATTGCTAGTGCTTGCGTCAGTATGGTGTTCCCTGGAGTATGTTGATGTAACCGTGTTTGTACCAACAGTAGCCCTACGGGTATAATCATTAGATGTTGCATATTCTTCGTAAAAATAATAATCAATTTCACCCGCTATGCCCACTCCTCTTATTCCAGTCCAAGAGGTTACATTTGTGGCATAGGTCGATCCTGGGCGACTAGTTGTTGATACCTTTGTAGCATTATGATTTGTTGCAGAGCCTTCAGCACCACCAACATAAATAATATTAGTTACAATTGTTGTTCTAGTGATTGTTCCTGTTCCAGGAGGCACGGTTACTTCCCTTGTTGTTGGTGTTCCAGGTCCCCAAGTTGAACCACCTTCCGACTCTTCCGTAGTGGTATAATAATTTGTATCACTACCACTCCTGGAAGTCCAATCATCAGCATCCGTTGTCCTGTCGTAATCTCCAGGATCTCCTGCTACCTCTGGGAGAGTATTAGTTACATAATCATAATCGTTAGAGGTAGCTGAAATAATATTAGTGGAAACAATTGTGCCACTAGGAACAACTAGAACTGTATTATATCTGGAAGTGGCAATAGACAAAACATCTGCCATATCAAACCAACAAGCCCCAACATAATAATTAGATACCCAAGTTACCCCACTAGTAGCACAGTAGTTATCAAACGAACCACCCACTGCAACCTTGTCATTATAATATTTGGGTATTAATTCTAAAATTTTTGCGTCCATTAATAATAAATGGTCTCTACCCATTAAAGGGGTAATTGCGTTAGGTCTTTGGTCTGTAGGATTGTAATTAATGAATACCTTATCCAATTCCGATGTGGTAGGTTGGTCGCAAAAGTAATACGAACTCGTATCATTAACCTGGAATGGGATCTCAACAAAGAACTCATTAGAAATCGTTACCTGATCCCATAACTGGGTTGGGTAAATAACCCCCCAATTAGTGACAATTGTTTGGTTCGTACCAGTACCATTTGTGGTTATAATATTCCCATAATATGCCCAGTAATTTGTTTCCGTATCGTATATATATCTACCCGCCTGTGAAGCTACCTGGAATGGTCCAAGGACGGTCGGAACAGTAGATGTAAGCACAGATGAGGCATACATTCCCCCACCCCACAGCAAAGGACTGACGCCATAATTATCCAGTTTGAACCACTGGGTATTGGTTGCAGCCATTTCAAATCCGTTCTCTTCATCATACCTTGAGACGGTTGAGTAATTTTGCTTGCCGTAGAGATAATATTTGGAATAATAATTCGTTACAGCATTGGTGGCACCCATATTGGTTACGGTATTCCAAGAGTAGTCTACCGTATTGCTTTCCCAAGTTATTTTTATAACAGTTTGGTCAGCCAAAGATAGAGTGTTGGTGTCGTTTTTAGTTGCTAAGCATCTCTGGATTATGGCAGAGGAATTAGTAGCCCAATCAGAAGCAGAACTTATAGGCGAATTGGTGAGACTGGTTATGGGCGTCTGCCAAACCATATTCGTTAAGATATATAAAAAACCGTATGTAATAGATGTCCACATTAAGCCCAGTATGCTCCTACAAATACTCCACCTAGATTATGGATTGATGGTTCCTCTAACACACCTAAAGCAGATATGGTAAATGTATATAGTAAACGCCTATAGGCTGTAGTATCGGGTATTGTGGCATTCAAATCATTAGTTAAAGGCATAATAGCTGGAGTGCCGTCACGGACATATTCTAGGTAGCAATAAGAAGGAGATGTGTTTGCCACTAACCCTGTCGCACCTAAGACGGAAAAATGCTGTTGGGATAAACGGAATACCCCAGCATTAATATTAACCGTCCTCAAAACGGAATCGGCAATAACATAACCAAAATCAATATTGGTCATATCAAGACCAGTTGCTGTAGATCCACCCCAGAACCTACGCATACGGCGAGCAAGAGAGCCTGTGGTTGTTTGGGAGAAGTCAGCCGTTAACGCTCTACTTGCAGCATTTCCTATGGTGTTTAGGTCATCAGCCTTTAGGTTCTCTCCAGGATGAAATCTTTTTATTCTTGAGTCTAAAGCCATTGGTTAAAATCCTATGTATCGTCAATCTTTTCTGGGTCACCCGTTCCTTCTGGATAAAACGCTCCTGCCCATTTTTTAGCCGACCACCATTCTGTTGTAATCTGGTATTTTGTTTTGGAAACTTGGCGAATCCTAGGGGGTTGTTTTAGCCACTCAAAACTAAGAGCTTCTAACGGATCTTTAATATGATCTGGAGGGTCAATAGTGTCTAGGGTTTGGACTTCAAAAATATTTTCCATTGAGGGAACAATATTTGAACCCCTGGCACAAAGTTTCACTTCCCTTAAAACAATATTAAATACAGGAACATTTTCTTGTCCTCTTGATAGGCAATCTTCAAATAATTGTATGGCTCTTACTCTGGTTGCCGTGGTTGATTTTTTGTTATCCCTGTAGTCTTTAAGTGCTTGGGCACAATCTGTTGTTGTTTCGTCGCTTTCGTTGAAATAATCATTTTTCTCAACAGGATCTTGAATTGTATTACCATCAAGTTCCCAGTAGATATCCAGTGCAACATTGGTTTCGGGACCACCACTGGTTGATGTATTATTATCCTGGGTAACAACTAACTCTGGAACGGCAGTATCGCCCCAACCCGCTTTTAAAGTATCTAAGCTATCAGTAACATTAGACAAAGTATTAAACTTTTCCTCAATCTTTGACTTAGTGCCTTTATAAGTGGTTTCAGTAACCACTCCTTTATCTGGAGACTTTGTTTTTCGCACCTTGTTAGTTACGACTATATCGTTATGAACTATTGGATCTGCCATAATATTTATCCTAATTTATTCTATTGTAAAACTGCCCCTTCTTCTGGCTTGTTGTTTAACTTATCTACCGCAACTCTTATTTCTGTTAATTTTTTATCACTTGACTCTGCAATCCTAGCTTGTTTTTCTGCCACATTAATTGCCTTAATTGCATTGCCTGCTGCAAAGTTACCCTGTCCACCAACCTGTCCACCTATCCTTGCTAGTTCGTTAAACCTTTCTCTAGGTGCCTCTTCTATCTTTTTTTCTTCCTCTTTTTTAGCCTTACCCAGCCGTTTAGCAAATGCTTCTTCGTCTTTAAAATAATCCTTCAATCCTTTTTCTTGCTCTTTATTTATTTTAACAACTAAATCATATCTCTTCTTCTCTAATTTTAAAATATCAATTGCAATATTATAATTTGATGGATCTTCTACTTGGTCTTTGTGCAAGGAATTAATTTCTTCTTCATAATAAGCAATTTGACTAAGTATATCTTTTTGTCCTAATAATCTTTTTTCATACAAATCATACCATTTTAAAAATTCTTTTGATTCGGATGGCATTGGTGAATTTGCAAGTAGTCTATCTGCTTTTAATTTATCTTGTGCGGCTTGTTTTTCTTTTGCTTCGTCTTCTTCTCTTAATTTTCTTTTGCGTATTAATGTTGTGGCATAATCAGACAAAACTTGCATCAATTGTGGATGCATAACTTTGTAAAGATAACCCTTTAACCCACCGCCTGTTATCTCGTCTACTTGTTTATTAACAAGTTTTGCAACTTCATCAAAGTCATCTCTTTCTTCATCTGTAACATCTTCTTCAAAACGCCCCAACCCTATTGATTTAAAGGTTTCTTTCCTTCCCGATCTCATTTCGCCTAAAGGACCAATACCACCTTGATACCACTTTGCCATTGCTTGAAACTCTTTTCCAAGTGAAATCATTGCTCCCGCTGCCGATAATGAACGAGTTTGAATAGTATCAAAAAACCCCTCTAATGCATCACTTGTAGCCGCTAGTTCTTTTACTCCGTCGGCAGCTTTTTTAGCTTCTTCAGTAAACTCAGCCATTCCCTCTTCATTAATCCTTTGGAACACCTCAATTAAATTTGGGCCTATCTTTGTGCCCAAAAGTTTAGCAGCACCACCAAGGAATAACATTTTGTCCCCAGCCTCTTGATATTTCTTTGCCATTAATTCCATTAACTTATCAACCTTTAAACTACTAAAATCTCTAGCGGAAATATTCATATCTCTCAAGGCATCAACATATGTGGTTAATCCCTTACGAGCATCTGCCTGTGCCGATACCATTCGTCCAAACATCTTCATAAACTTCTCAACACCAATTCCCGACTCTGCCATTACTCCTTTAAATGCAAGCACTGACTCTACTGCTATGCCAAAGGTGTTTGCGGTTGTTTGTATATCATCAGCAACTCTTAATAACTCTTTACCAAACTGGATAACCCGTTGAACGGCAAAGGCAGCAACTATAGCACCGCCCATTTGTTTGAGAGCCCCAGTAACAAAGGTTTTTGCCTTGTTACTTGCCGAGTCAATTGACTTATTAAAATCCTTAGCATCACCTTTTATGACTGCATTAATTTGTGCTCTATCCGCCATTTGATTTTTCCTCTTCTTTTAATTCTTCTTCCTTTTCACCTTCTTCACGAATGTTGCAATCCATTTCGTTGTATAAAGTGTCATCGCCCAATGAGTGACATATAGCAGCGTGGTATGCCATAGCCTTCAGTAATGGATAGTTCCAAGCCTTAATATCATCTTCTTTGAAGTATCTTCTCAGTGAAAATACAACACTCCATTGCCAGGGGATGGTTGGAGTTTTGTTTGGTTGGTCAGCAGGGAAAGCCCTAGGATGGGCTTTGTTATGATATTTAAAATAATTAACAAGGCTTTGTATTTCTATGTCAATATCGTCTATGCTGTAAACCTTATTCTTTTTAAAATATTTCAATATACCCCTTGGTTTTTCAACTAATTTCTTTCTCAGTGCTAATGCTTCCGTAACCCAATTGTCTATATCGCTGAAGGGGTAGGACTTTTGAAGGACTACTAAGACAGTACAAAATTGAGCAAGACTACCCTTAGCAGAAAATACAAAAGGGTTTTCCATAGCCCACAGGCAAGCAGATTGAGCAATTGTTAGTTGCCCAATCTCTATGCCACAAATGGCTACATCTTTTGGTGCCAATAGTGCATCTTGATATATGCTATACATCCTAATCCTTTAATCCTACACAACAATTAAAGTTTAGGTATATGTCATACTTGCTTCTTTAATCGCTGCTAATGTTAACTTAGCTTCCGTTCTGGCAAGTTTAATATCGTATTTCTCAACTCTCCAGGTGACTGCATTAATTGAAACCGTTCCACCCACTAATAGAATAGTAGGAACCACGGTGCCTTTTATAACTCCCGACATATCAAGATGTTCGCCAGGATTATATACGATAACTGTAGTTGTAGCATTCATTTCGTCATTAATCGTTGACACATCTGCGATTGGAGATACGGTCATATCGTCTGTCAATATGACATCGTATGTGTAACTACCGTAACCAAGAAAAACCGTTGTACCTTTTTGAATTGGTGCTGTGCTCATATTTTATTCCTTTAATTATAATTAATGTTCTACCTTATATTACTTTGTCAATGTCTACGGGCTACTAGAACTTTCCGCTACCTCAAATACAGGGGTGTATTTAAATACATCTCCATTAACTTTAATTAATATATACCCAGCTAAGGTGTAAGTATCAAAAAATTCTTCTGCGTATTGTGTGCCAATTAAGTTAGAGCAACAATCAACAGTTGCATCGCCCTTATAGATTGGTAAGTAATATTCCTTGCCATTAACCAAGGTTGTTACAAATCCATTAGATGTCAAGGTCTGAGCATCATAGGTAGTAACCTCACCGTAAAATCTATTGTCATTGTCATAAGGTTGACCAGCAGTATCTCCGTCATACAGCAATAAGTAATTATCCTGGTCAACACCACCATTAACTGTCAATGCTATTTGGCTCTCAATAGTAAATATAGTATCATCAGCGTGTATATCTGTATTGATTGCTGATATGTTATTAGGACAGATATCACTACTTAGGCTGCTTAGGCTACTTTGACTACTAGATGATAGGCTACTCAAGGAACTTTCGCTACTAGAAGATAGGCTACTCAAGGAACTTTCACTGCTGGAAGATAGGCTACTTAAGGAACTTTCGCTACTAGATGATAGACTACTTAAGGAACTTTCGCTACTAGATGATAGGCTACTCAAGGAACTTTCGCTGCTAGAAGATAGACTGCTTAAGGAACTCAAACTACTCTGGCTGCTAGAACTTAAACTGCTCAGGCTACTTAGACTACTCTGGCTACTAGACGATAGGCTACTCAGACTACTTAAACTGCTCTGGCTGCTGGAAGATAAGCTACTTAAGGAACTCAAACTACTCTGACTGCTTGACGACAGGCTGCTTAAGGAACTCTGACTACTTAGGCTGCTAGAACTTAAGCTACTTAAACTACTTGGGCTACTCTGGCTACTGGAAGATAAGCTACTCAGGCTACTTGGGCTACTTTGACTACTTGAACTTAGGCTGCTCAGGCTGCTCTGGCTGCTCTGGCTACTGGATGATATGCTACTTAAACTACTTGGGCTACTCTGACTACTGGAACTTAGGCTACTAAGACTACTTAGACTACTCTGGCTGCTGGATGATATGCTACTTAAGGAACTGATACTACTCTGACTACTGGATGACAAACTACTTAAACTACTCTGACTGCTCTGGCTACTAGAAGACAAACTACTCAGGCTACTAAGGCTACTCTGGCTGCTAGACGACAGGCTGCTTAGGCTACTCAAACTACTCTGGCTACTGGAAGATAAACTGCTAACACTACTTATGCTGCTGACACTACTAACACTGCTAGATGACAAACTGCTCAGACTACTAAGACTACTCTGGCTACTGGATGATATGCTACTTAAACTACTTGGGCTACTCTGACTACTAGAGGATAGACTGCTCAAGGAACTCTGACTACTTAGGCTGCTAGAACTTAAGCTACTTAAACTGCTTAGACTACTCTGGCTGCTAGACGACAGGCTGCTTAAGGAACTCAAACTACTCTGGCTGCTAGAACTTAAACTGCTCAGGCTACTTAAGCTGCTCTGACTACTGGAACTTAGGCTACTAACTGAAGATAAGCTACTTAGGCTGCTAGAAGATAAGCTACTTAAACTACTTGGGCTACTTTGACTACTGGAACTTAGGCTGCTCAAGGAACTCTGGCTACTCTGGCTGCTGATACTGCTTGAAGAAATACTACTCTGGCTACTCAGACTACTTAGGCTGCTAGAACTTAGGCTGCTCAGACTGCTTAAACTACTTTGACTACTGGATGACAAACTGCTTAAGCTACTTAGGCTGCTCTGGCTGCTAATGCTACTAGAAGATAAACTGCTTGCACTACTAATACTACTATAGGAACTCTTACTACTGGAACTTAGGCTGCTCAAGGAACTTAAACTGCTCTTACTACTAGGGCTACTTGAACTTAGGCTGCTCAAACTACTTAGGCTACTAACACTGCTAATACTGCTTGAAGATAGACTGCTTAAGGAACTCTTGCTACTAGAAGACATACTACTAGCACTACTCAAACTACTAGCCGAACTTAAACTACTCTTGCTACTTGATGATGGGCTGCTCACGCTACTAACGCTACTCTTGCTACTGGAAAACAAACTACTCTTACTACTAATAGAACTTGGACTTGCAGATGTCGCTGTGCTACTGGAAACAGAAGAGATACTAGAACTACTTTTACTACTGAAAGAACTCAAACTGCTTGGGCTACTAGCGGAACTTAAACTACTAAATGAAGAACTACTCTCAGGAAATCTCAAGTTACAAAGCATTGTGGCATAAATGGTTGATATCCATTTTTTACCCACTACTTCTTTTTTGGCATCAAGAATACTCCATTGCTGACAGTGTAAATCTAAGGATGTTGTGTTTAAAATGTCGCATAAATCGTCAGAGTCAACAACCAACTTGTCAAACACCTTAGCAACCTTGTCTTCGTGGGCATCAGAATTACTGTCAACATAATGATTGGCTACACTAATATTGACATTAATCGTCCAATTATAACTTAAGGGATCAACAATTGCCGTAGGACATTGTATAAGGATAGCAGGTAAGGTGTATTCCTCATCCGTCATACCCTCAAGATAAGCATAACCAGATGTAGAAGAAGACGAAAAAGAGTATAGGCTACCCAGGAGATATTGTTTGAAAATATCTTCAAGAACCGCTTCTACATTTTGATATCTTTGTGTCATTAATTACTTCTCCCAAAACAATCCTGGGTAAATAAATCCGCCTTGTTATCTTTTAAATTCCATTTTACTGTTACTGCTGTTCTATGACCAAGGTTTATATCCTTATCCAAACCAGTTAATATACCGTGTTCTTTTACTGCTTCACAAAAATAAACATCTTCACTTACTTCTTCTTTCATCACAAAATATGGACTATCTTTAAAACAAGGTAGGTCAAAACATTTTCTTCTAACAACAGTAAATCCTAATCCGCAACCGTCCACTGTTGTAATCCCATCAACTAATTTAGTTACATCGCTAACCCATGCGTCTCCTTGCTTAAACATCACTAATGGCATTAGTTTTCCTCTGCGTGTGGGGTATAATCCTGATATAATTCCATACTTGTCATTCTTTGGATCTTCAATGTCGGCTTTAATCTTTAAAAAGTCTTCATACTCAAACACCATATCGCTATCTAGGAAGAGTAAGTTGTCATATCCACTATCTAGAAATAGCTTTGAAATCTCATTGGCTGCAACATGGTAGGGTAGATCATAAACAGTTGGTAAAAGCATTGTGTTCTGTGTTTTATTTAATTGCAGAAAACGGATAAGAGAACGATGGAACATACTATCTGGGTTACCAAAACACCTAATACCTATTGCTATTTTGCTCATAATTATCCTAAGTAGTTACATTTGAGGGTTAATGATTGAACGGTTAGCCATTTTTTACCTTCTACGCTTCTATTACTTTCCGTTGGAGTATAGAGCATAGCATCTATTCCTAAGGTATTGGTGTTCAAGATTGTGCATAAATCCTCAGAGTCAACAATCAGTTTATCTCTAATCTCTGCTACCTTGTCGTTATGGATCGCCCTTGTTGAGTCAGCATAATGGTGCCATATGCCTATCTCAACCAGACAGTCCCAGTTGTAGGATAGTATGTCCATATTGGCTTCCTGACAGATAATAGTAATGGCAGGCAAGGCAAATTCATCACCCGTCATACCAGTTAGATAATTATAATCCCTGTCGGATGAGCTGTTGGAACTGCCAGAATAAGTATTACTAATTGAGCTAGGGGATGATGATGAAGAAGATTCGGTTGGAGGCAACTCGTCTCTTAGATATTGCTTAAAAAGATTTTCAACATCCTTTTTGATTTTATAAATATTAGCCATTAATTATACCTATTATACTATTGCTTATATTTTTTACGCAACTTATTGGCAATATATTGTTCCATATCTTTTACGGTCTCTGGAACTGCCTTCCGTATCGCCTGCCCCATTATTCTCTCCGCACCACCAGATGATTTAACTCTTTTTCTAGAGTTTTTATAATCAAACCCAAAACTAATTGATGCAGTTGGTTTCATCTGGGTTGCTACCTTAACATAAGCAAAACTCCCTGGTATCTTAGCAACCCAGCCTGCCGACTTTGCATTTTTAGCTGGGATAACACGAGAGCAACTAGCCATTAGTTTTGTTAAAAATTTTATTGCCCTAACTCTTTTTTTAATTATTGCATTGGCAAGTTTGTCCCATTTAATCCTATAATCAGTTGTTGATTTCCTGCCACTTAGCCCCATGCCTTTTTGAGTTACCTTCCTTGCTTTACTTGGTGTAAATTTATGCCCAAGTAATTTAGTTATATATTTGTTAAACCATGGTGCTCTCCTGATTGCTTCTATACTTGCTCTTTGTGCCTGACGGATATAGTTACCTTTAACAGCGTGGATGATGAGGTTCTTTAAGGAACGGTTACAAGACTCTTCTAGCGTCTTGCCTGTTTCTTTTTTATAACGGAGCATTGCGGCATTAAATTGTGTTAAGTCAACTTGGACGGACATATTTTAATCCTTAAGAGTTTTCGTCAACTAGGTCAAGGCGATAAAATTGACCGTGGGTATAAGGGTTGACGGCGTTAACTCTATACTGATTGGAATTAATAGTGCATTTGTCACCAATACTAATAGTATGCGTCCCCAAGGATGCTAAGGATACATATGCCACAGCCACTAGGTTACCCTCTACGCCCTCCATTAGTGGTGTCTCTTGCTGATTTACCTTCTGGAATAAGACATTGAGATGGAAATTATCAAAAGCAGCATTAGTAGGTATATCAGCAAGTGCAATAGCAAAATCTTCAGCAAAAATATCAACATCAATAGCCATAATATTACTCCTTAATTAATTTAGAGTTCTATTATTGGGTATTTTGTCAATGTTAAAAAGGCAAAAAAAGAGCACGGGAGGAGGACCCGTGCTCTTTAACCAACCGACCGACCGACAATGTTACGACTATGGATTTGAGCTAATTGAGCTAATTGAACTAATTGAACTAACAGAACTTAAACTACTTTCGCTACTTGACGACAGGCTGCTTAGGCTACTCTTGCTGCTAGGGCTGCTTAAGCTACTCTTGCTACTAGGAGAGCTAGGGCTGCTTGGGCTACTCAAGCTGCTTTCCGAACTTGTTGAACCAATCTGGTCAGACCAGACTATTCTAATTAAACCATTTGTGAGCCCTACTGCGGCACCGTGAACTTGATGGATAATTTGAATTTGTCTGCCAGTATCGTTTGAGTAATAACTTCTTAATCCAAGAGAAATACCGCTATCGGCTTCTGTAGTAACTGATACTGTCGTGCCACCTGCTTTTGCATTCGGAGGAATGGCTACAGGTCTACTTGCTACTGCTATACTAATCGGATTACAACAGAAACCAATCATTGTTTCAGTTGTAGGCAAATTTGGATAACATATAATTTTAAAACCTAAAAATTCAAGGACATTCGGATCTTGTCCTGGCGTAAATGTCACCGCATCAACATATTCTCCAAGGAAATTAGCATATGCATCTGCATTTAAAACAATCGTTCCTCTGTCCCAACCTAACGCCATAGCCTGTGTTTTAAGGGCAATCACTGAGTCTAAATCAAAAGACGCAGCGGCTTTGACATATTCGTTTGCGTAATTTGCGACAGTAATTATATCTAGGGCGTTATCAACCACAACTCGAGCTACAGCATAGACATCTTCTTTCAGATAATCACCTAAAATTTGCAAACCAGTGTCGGCGTATTCGATGTCGGTTAATCCCGTTCCGCTGTCTGTTGACTTATCTAGGGTTACTTTTGTCGATGTTACACTATTACTAGCATCAGTAGTATAATTACCACTAAATGCTCCAGCAGTCAATTTAGCACCTATTAAAGGCACAGTTAACGAGGTTCCAACGGACTTTACCTGAGCACCGAAGTCGGTGGAGAACGCAGATAAAATAGGTAATTTAACTTTTAAACTTGCAATCGCAGTTTTTACAATTGCGGATAGATCCAGATCAGATGTTATACTCATATTTTTACCTATGAAGTTCTCCTCCTGGGTTTAGCAGGAGGAGGACTACTTCCTTATTTTACTAACTTAGGTCTGTGACGAGGTGCTACTGTTGTTCTGATCAGTTGAAACAATCCTGATCAAAGCGTCAGCCTTACCTACTGCGGCACCGTGAACTTGATGTACGGCCTGGATTTGTCTACCAGTGTCGTTGCTGTAATAGCTTCTCAATCCAAGGCTAATACCAGAGTCAGCATCAGTTACAACTGCTTGCTGAGTTCCAGTTCCTGCACCAGGAAGCACTGCAACTGGTCTTGAGGCAACTGCCAGGGCGACAGGATTGCAACAAATACCGATCAGAGCTTCGCTGGTTGGCATACTCATATAAGGTATTACCTTAAATCCAAGGAACTCTGTAGTTTCTGGGTTTTGGCCAGGAGTGAATGTAACTGCGGTCACATAACTAGCCAACCAAGCGGCATAAGCCGTTGCATTAAGCATAATTATGCCAGTGTCAAAACCTCTCTTCATTGCCTCGGCTTTAAGAGAGATAACAGAGCTAACAGCAAAACTGGCTGCGGCAACCTCAAACTCTCTTTGGTAATTTGCAACAGTTACGATGCCCAATGCATAATCTACGCATACCTTAGCAACTGCATACATATCTTCTGCGGCATAGTCGCTGAGAATTTGTAAACCAGTATCCGCATACTCGATGTCTGTTAAACCAGTTACGGAATCCGTTGACTGGTCAAGGGTTACGGTAGTTGACGACACATTGTTTGATGCATCCGTGGTGTAATTTCCTGAGAAATCCCCACCAGTCTTTGAACCAATCAATGGAACGGTTACCGACACACCCTTATCTTGCACTTGAGCTCCAAACGAGGTGGAGAACGCAGCAAGGGCAGGCAACTTAACTTTTAGTGACGCAATGGCTTTCTGGGCGATCACGGCTACATCTAAATTCGCTGTTATACTCATTATTTTATTCCTTTATTTATTTACTTATTTACGAGATTATTTGCAAGCTTCAGTTATTTCGGCTTCGTGGGCTTTGAAATAAACTGCTGCTTCTCTTTTGTTTGCCATTTCCTTATACACTTTGTAATGGTCAACCACTACAGTATCGGTAGCACCATCTTCTACTGCGGCAGTACCATCTGGCTGGTCAACAACTGGGTTAAGAGTTATTTTCTTATTCAGTTCAACGATTGATGCTTCTTTTGTTGCAACATCTTCTTTAAGAGTAGCAATCTCAGCATCTAACGCTTTAATTTGAACATCAAAAGCATCAACCTTAACTTTAGTTGCTTCTGCAAGTTCGGTTGCCACTTTCAAATCTGCAACCTTAGCAACAATGTCAGCATCTTTTTCTTTTACTGACGCTTCGGCTTTTTCTAATTTTTGAACAACTGTTTCACTCATAATTATATTCCTTACTATATGTTTATTTTGTCAACCTCTTTTTAACTTGTACTATATGTTATTTTGTCAATCCTTAATTATCTTCCTGGTCCTGGGCGTTCCTGCCGTCTCATTTCTCCGCCGCATTTAGGACACTTGATTGTGTTACAATGTTTATCCGATTTCATTTTGTGCCCACAATCTATACACGAACAATTATATTCCTCAACTTGTACTGAGGTTTCCGATACTTGTTTCTGGGCGTTAAAATTAGCTAAGGTAGTAACATCTGCCATTGCCCTATCAATACCATCTAGCACGATATTATCAACGTAACCTGCTTTCTCAGCCATCGAACCAATAAAGGTTTGTCCCGCCATATCGTCAGGATTAATCGCTCTATTTTTGTTAACATCCTCGTGGAACATATCGTTAATATAATCTACCTCTGTCTGCAACTGCTCTCTATGTGTGTCAGATAACGATGTCCCTGGAGCACCCATCCCTTTATATTTTGATCCAGTTGAGATAATCATTTCGTTTTTCACACCAAGATTTTCAAAGTATTTACTAACATCAAGGAACGAAACGAAACAACCAATGCTACCAACATCAGCAGATTTGGTTGCATAGATTGCGTCACTAGCAGAGGCAATCCAGTAGGCTCCCGACGCACACATCTCATCAACATAAGATATTACAGGCTTGGAACTATTGGAAACTCTGTCGTATAACTCTGGGATACCAGCAGCAGAACCACCAGGGCTATTGATATCAAGCACGATTGACTCAACAGTTTCATCTCTTTCCGCTTTAGAAAACATATCTGAAACATTATCTGTATCAATAACATCTAGAAAAATAGCCTCAATATCAGAGACGCCTTTTGACAACACCCCTTTGATTGGGATAACAGCAACACCATTAACAACATTGTAGTTGGGTTGCTCGTAACCAATTTTTAAATCGAAAGTGGAAGCATCTGTTAAGTGCAGATTTGTTTGCAGGGCTTTAAAGGCTTCGATGTCCATTGCCCATTTGTTAACTTTGACTATACTTAATATTTTCTTATCCATTTTAATCCTTATTATTAGTTATTTTGTCAATGTCATTACTTAAATCTATTAAATAGTTTACTAATGATACTCTTTTTTGGCACTACTACCTTTTTAACCTCTTCCTCTTCTTCCTCTTCTTCTTTTTTATCGTCCTTTTCTTTTAGGACTTCTTGATCGGCAGCAGTTTGGACGGCTGATAAGGACGCTGGACCCGTAGAGTTAATAACATCCCTCCAGGTTATGTTTTGCCCAGGATGTTTTATATTCAAATCATCTGCCAATTCAATAGCAACACCAATGTCGTCTGTCTTTTCGCTTAGTAACTCCCTGTTATCTAATGATTTTCTATGGGCAATCTGGGTTATAGATACGGAGCCAAGGTTAAAACCGGCAACATCTCTTGCGGTTTCGTCTTTTACGAATGGATCAGGTGGCGGTAGGATAACTATCTTATACCATTCTGATACACCATTATCATCTAGGGGTGCTGGTGGCAAATCTCCTGCCTTAACAGCCTTGGCAATTCTCCAGTTCCAAATCTTTTCAATGAATTTCTCAGAAAGCCATTGCTGCCAAATTTTAAATATCTGGCTAGCTACTCTCAATTGCACCTCATCTGTCTTGGCTAACTCCAACATAAGCACCTGATAAGATATGCCCAATATTGCAGCTACCTCTCCCAGAATAGACTTAGTAAATTCAGGGTAGGTTGTTGCTGGCACTTCTTGTTTAAGGTTTCCAGCTTGTCACCAGGATTTCCGTAGTAAATTTCGCCGTCGTTTGTTTTGATAATCTTCGTGCGTTTTTGGATTGTACCACTGCTGGATGAAGACTCATCGGTGCTCCGAGCTGGCAGGGTAGTAGGCATATCACTGTCACTCATTACTATTAATGATTTACGAGCAGCAATTTTGGCGGATATAATCGTGGAAGTTGTAAACTCAGATTTGTCTCTGAGTGTATCTAATATCGGTGATAACTCTGCCAAACTACGGACAGCATCCCATCTCCAAGTTGCCGCTACGTGAACCATATCTCTAGCGGCTATACGAGTATACTTGCGTTTGTCAATAACACCATACTTGTCTCTGTCACAAATATACCAAGCAACTATTATCCCTTTAACAATCTCTGCACCTGCAACAATTTTCTTTGTCGCAAACTTACTAGCTGGCTCTGGGGTGCAGATCCTCTCTGCCTCAATTGGCTGTAATTGCCCCCATAATGTAAGGATAAAAAACGATTCACCGACAAGCAATCTATCACGGACAATGGTTTGTAATATTTCATTCCACGTTCTCCTTTTATTATAGTCTGCTACTTTACCCCAATTTTGAAAATATTTTTCTGACTTTGTATTCCATATTTTATCGCTCGTCTTAGCCTGAATGTTAAAACCTGTGCCAACTACATAAGTGCTAAACCTGTCTACACAAGCCTTACCTATGCCGTTCCTGAACAAGTCTTTTGCCTCAAGACGCAATCTCTCTGCCTGATAAGCTCCTATTAAATTATCTTCGTCAACAGAGTAAGTAGTTACATAAGAGCGGTTTAAACGGTTCTTGCTATTCAAGGCACCATCATAACCAGACGCTTTTCTTTTTCTCACAGGCGTTTTAGTCTTAATGGACTTAGGAAGCTTTTTTAACATATTAGTAATCCTCTTCTACAACTTCTTCATAATCGGCGGGATAGATATCATCATTATTGATTTGAGCCTTTAGTATTCTTGATTTGCCATTAGCTTCAACAGAGGCTTCCTTCTTCCAAAACTGGTATAGCTTCTGAAGAGAGTCAATGTTGTGCCGAGTAAACTGAGAGTCACCAATACTATATGACGATATTTTACCTGTTATAATACTTGATAAAGCGGTCTGGCAAAGTTCTGCCATCGCTTCTGCTGAAAGTAAAGCCATAATATTATTCCTTTAGTATCCTATTATACCATATTTTGTCAATGTTACTTACCTCTCTCCCTTCTCCTTCTTCTCTTCTGGGCAGGAGAACTAATGAACTTAGGACAATATAACTTCATCGCAAAGTGTTTTTCCAATCGCTGTATGCCCAGATATATTGCATTGTAGGACACGCCTAGTATCTTACTATACTCACGATAACTCAATCCTGGGTTGCGTATAGTTATGGATAATATCTGGAATGACTTGGGGAATTGTATAGACAACTCTATCATCTTTTTTATTATATCTATGGGCTTATAATTCTTAATAATCTCGTGATGATCTAAAATACTACCGCACAACTCACAGTATTTTTTTGGATCTTTTAAATCATTAATGTTATAGTCTTGTTTTATTTTGTCCATTTCTTCATATTTATCCGTAAACATTTGTGACATACAGGTAGACTTCCACTCTTTTTGTCCCTAGATATGTAAAACTCTTTCTCATCTTTCTTCATTTTACATTGGATACATTTTTTCATTTATTCTCCTTTTCCGAGGACATTGAGGACATACTCATATATTCCCTCAGTTTAATCCTGTCTTTATTGTCTATATAATATTGTTTCATATATTTTTTTAAGTGAGCTAAATGTTCCTGTCTATATTTCTTTGAGTATACCACCTTCTCCTCTTTATGTTTTTGATTCCATTTTTTTCCATAATTACATACACATCTCTTACACCTATTGTTTAACCCATCCTTATTACTTTTGGCGACGCTAAATTCGCTTTCATCTTTTAGGATTTTACATTCTCTACATTTTCTCATTTTTCTCCTTTGGTATATAATCAAAATACACCCTAACTGGTTCACCGAGTTCACAAATAATACACATTGATTGGACTAGCCCGTTCTCACAGGGATACTTCTCACCAATCCATTTCGGTATCCCATATTCTACTGCCACGCCCATTTGTATTGGGCTCTTATGTTTCTTGAACCATTTCCTTAACACACTTATTGGTTCCATTATGTCTCTCCTATTTGGGGGTTGATAAATCCTAGGTGGTATGCGATTACTAAACTCTCTATCTCACAGTCTAATGCATGGTTGTCGTTTTTAATCTGCTCCCACTTGCCGTCAATCTTACGCTCTGAGTTTAACTGTTGGACATACTCGTTCTCTGGACTGTCATAGATATACCATTGGTTCTTTCTTTGGTTGTTAATTAATTCAAATAACAAATCTTTAAAAAATGAACTATCAAACATAATCTGGGTTATCTTGTGTTTACCACCATACTTAGTGCCCTGATATGGGTCAACCAAGGTTATGTCTATACGGTTTTTCATTCTGGCTTTACTACCCACCATAGCAATCATCCTATGTTTCCAGCAAATATCAGTAGCCTCCGCCGCCCGATCACGATAGTTAATATCAATGCCGCAGTAGTAGGGTTTTAATCTCTCATCAAAGGCTACATAATCTGAGAAGGTAGGAACGGAAGCCCAGTCTATTAGATAACTATCACCATTGTTAAACCACAATCTTGCCAAGGCATAGAGGTTGGTTTTCTGGACATCACCCGTTAGAATTAGAACTGGGTTAGGCGTTACCTTCTCTTTGTCTTTGTTCTTTTCTTTATAGTCTTTAATTAATATCTCATACTTACTTTTGTATTCGTCAATCGTCAATAGGTTGTCGTTCTTTTTATAATTTCCACACCTATCATAGATAACCTCGTTACCTCTCAACTGGATCTTACTCTCATAATATGGTTCCGCTAGGTAGTTCATAATAAAACTTCTAACCTCTGACTTAGAAGTTTCCACTGCCTCTATCCATCTACAAGCCAACTCTCCAAGAGTAATCCAAGGCATCAAAAAAGCGTTTAGATGATATGACTTTCTATTTGGCTCAACATTTTCCATATCTTTTCTGGTTGGTATCCACTTGCCAGTTCGGACAACATCCATTCTGTTCTTCTCATATATCCTAGTTTTGTCTGGGGTTAAGAAGTAGACATCTCTTCTCACGGTATTCATATTCCAACTACCATCCTTGTTCTTTGCGTCTTGGCTAATCTTTAATCCTGGTTCATTGCCTTTGCGACTGCCCATTTTGAAGACAAACTTATTACCAGTTTTTGGATCTTTACAGAACCATTCCCTCATATCGCCTTTTTCATATTCTATGTGAATTGGATCATCATTTGAGTTCCTAGGTTGATTGGCGTCAGGACTACTAATTAATATTAGATGAGAGAAGGGAACGGTTACTTGACGAGTTCTGAGAGCTGCAATAGCTGCAGGATCAAAATATGCACTTATCTCATCAGCCAGGATAAGACTCCAAGCGTCACTCTTGCCAAACATCTTATTACCTGGATAGGTTGCCATTAATCGGGAGTCGGGGAATAAGATGGTAGTATCATATACTTTGGCTGCTTTATATTTAGCTTCTGTTATAGGAGATAGTTTCATTCCTTTGCAAATCCTTAACTTAAAGAAGCTTTCGGCAGACTCTTTACTACCAGTTATATATAAAATAGATTGTGGACGGCAGGCAATTGAGTGTCGCATTGTTGTCTCAAGTAAAGTCATACTGCCCCCTGCACGAGCTGGCTTTAGAATTATCTGTTCCCTGCAATTTAAATCTAATACATTATTCAGGGGCTCTTTCCAAAAAGGTAATAAATCAATTGAGAACTTCCGTTTATAGGAACAGTCGTAAGTAACAACACGAGAGAAATCTATACCATCGTCTGACTCTGCCCACTGCCAGATGTTACGATTATCTCTGGGTATTAGGTATTGGACTAATTTGTTTATTGTCCTTTGTTGCATTCTTATCCTCACTTGACGAACTACTTTCCACTTTATTTTCTAATATGTTTTTTAATCTTAATATTGTTCTATCCCTTATCGTCTCTGCTATTTTTAATAGCCGCTCGTCCTTGACAAGTCTGGTTTCGTTTAAAAAGAAATCTAGGGCTGTTGTAAAATGCTGTAGTAGTTCAACCATCTCGTCTTGGTGTTCTTGATACTCAATCAGTTCGCCTATTTGTTTACGGTGCTTTGCTGTCAGTATCTTAACCTCTATCTCTAACTTCTTTTGCCTGCCCTCACTAATAACTATTCCTTTTTTTCGGTTGTCTTTGTGCTTACGAACCCCTTTGTAGGTGAGTAATTC